GGAGGATTTAACAAGAGACGTTTGCTCGAATATGGTGCTAACGCAGCTACAAAATATATTGCAAACCGTCTTAATAACTATTTAGGAAGTGGCAAATCAAGTGCCAACGAAGTAAATACTACTCAAACTGGATTCTTAAACTTTGGTGACAGAGGCACTCAAAATCAGACCTATTCTAAACGGAAGAAAGGTCGAAAAACCAAGAAAGCGAAACGTCGCTTAAAGAAGAAACGTACTTTTGCTAGAAAGGTCAAAAGAGTTATCAAGAAACGCCAAGGTCTAAAAGTATATTTGGAAAAGACAGTGGTCCCTAGACAAATTACGTCCTCTACAACTGGTGTAGGAACAGGTTCCCTCGTTGTTGGAAACCAACTAGTACTGGGTGGTCTTTCCGGATGGATGGTAAACCCAGGTGGAGCCTGGGGAGGTACTATAAGTACTCCTCTATATCTCGCCGGCAAATGCGACGATTACAATATTGTTATAAATGGTTCCATCATAGCTGGACCAACCGCTGGTGAAACAGCTGAAAGAAGTTCATCCTTCTGCCGAAGAACCTACTGTGAATTAACTATCGGAAATACCAATGACCCGAGTGCCGGCGCTGCTAGAGATTTAATCTTCGATTTATATGAATGTGTTGCTGCTGCCAACATCAACGATGCTAACTACGCGACTCCCGCAAATACTATGTACTCCTGCTACACTGACGTGGTACCTTTAACTACTGGAACAGCTTATAGTTCTGCGACCAAAGGATCGGAACCATGGGACTATCCTAGATTTGGAAAATTCTGGACTATCCTTAAAAAACAGAAAGTACGCATACCTTATGCAGAAGCCGTAAAGGGACTCGCGATCAGTCAAAACTACCAAACGTTTAGAATGTATGGACCTCCGTTAGTATACAACGCCGTAAAGTATAACGACACTTGGGCGATCAAGGGCAAGACTAAAGCCTTTATGATGATCATCGACACTGATGTATACAGAACAAGATATGTTGCTGATGAACCTGTATGTGAAATATTTATGCATAGAAAGACGCGCTTTCAACAGTTGGACAACCAACTCAATCCAATGGCCCCAAGTATTGCAAGTGACAATCTGTACAATAACCATTCCGCTGCTTCGGTATTATAATAAAATAAGTTTTATTGTGTGTTTAACGCCCTCTCGCTTTCGCCTTCCCTTGCTCTGCGCTCCGCCCCCCCTAAAGGGGGCCCCCAAGGGCTACGCTCCGGCAGGTCAGTACAGGCGAAAGCTTCTAGGGCTGCTGCAGAGTTAGGGCGGGGTTTAAAGTTGGAAGTGAAACGAATAAACAAAAATAAAGCGTTATAATGTTATGATTCTATTTAAATTCCAACGATCCTGAGAGAGTTTAGATCTATCGGGTTCGAAATTAGCAAATACAACTACGTGAGGTACGGTAAAACGACAAGGAGCTGATTCATATTTAGTGTTTAAAAAGTATCCATTTTTGAACGATTCCACGACTTTGTAGGGAAAGCTTTCCTCTGAGTCCCGAGCCCAGTCGAAAAAGACGACTTCCTCGTATTGGTAGGCGTAGAATATGTCCGAGTGTCGTCCTCCAGTGACGACGTATCCGAATCCTCCTCGAGGAGTCCGGTAATTATTCGCGAAGAATGACTTGCCAACGTTTCCAGAAGGTTCGTAATACCAGAGAACTTCTCGTTGAGACGGCGGTCCAGAGAGCACCAACGACAAGTCATTTTGCCAGCCTCGTCTAGCGATAAAAGGTTCGCGTGCTGGCTGACATAGCACACGACGCAGGTTCGATATAAATCGGGGGTACTTGGCGAGCATGGAGGGCCATTCGTCGATGATCCAAGAGTCATCTGTGGGGAGGGAGGTGGAGTGTCGCATTTTAAAGTCTCTGACGAAGTCAGCTATGTCATTACGTTTACCTTTACCGCCAGGCAACGTTCCATATTCCCAAGGTCCAACCAAGCGAGATTCTTCTTTGGTGCAATAAGCCTTGTTTTGAGCAGGAGTACCCTTAGCAACCTCCACATGAGCACCAGTTCCCACAATGTTTTTTACCGAAGACATGCGCTTCTTTTTAAAGAAAGATATATATCCCTGAATGTGGGGTGTTCCAGAAGCAGACATTTCTTGCTGACAAACCAGATACTGAGTATCTTCATCCAAGTCCCATTCCATAAAACCATCAACACAAAGAGCTGTTGGATTATTAATAGTAAAGCACCAGTGTTTAGCCGACATACCCGAAAAAAAAACAGCGCGGCGACGCGTCTTATAAAGAAAATGTGGCAGTGCCCTTATCAATCGATGATCGATGATCGATGGATCCAAGATCCAAGGTGGTGGGTAATACTAAACCACCACCTAGGCGCGTCAAAAAGCGCGCGAAAGAATCCTTTTTTTTTATGAAGAGGTCTAGACCCAATCAAGGAGGATTTAACAAGAGACGTTTGCTCGAATATGGTGCTAACGCAGCTACAAAATATATTGCAAACCGTCTTAATAACTATTTAGGAAGTGGCAAATCA